CCGTTATTCTTTCATCTATCGGTTCGAGTGCTTCATTTAAAAGCTCCAATGCCTTATAGTAGCAATCGCAATCTGAATCAGGTAAATATACTTCTTTTGGCATAAATTATCCCTCGTTTTAATTATCAAATTTACTCAGCCATTGATTCAAAGTTATGGTTTCCATCGGCATTCCCTCTGTCACATATCGATTTCTGATCTGAGACGAAAGAGATACTTTTTCTTCTTCTGTGAGAGAATCCCAAAGATTTTTATGGGATTTATAATAAGCATCAAATCTCTTCTCAACCTTCTCACGATATTCCGCATTTGTTTTATCAAGCCATTCTTTTTTATTCATAGTATAGTATGAATCAAGAATCATCGCACTTGCGTAAAACTTTGCCTTGTCGATCCTGTTTCTATCAATGAACTCGTTCACAAGAGCGTCGTTTGAATCGAGCATATTGGTGTATGTTTTCAGAATATAGTCCTTATCATGTCTGCATACACTGTTATCTCTCCATTTCCAAAGATAGAACGGGGTTGGACAAAATCTTGCCTGTTCCTGATTTGACACAAGAGACTGAGCTAAAACATTAAAGTAGCTATCCTCGTGAATAGTCAAAGAAGGATTGAATCTAATATTGTTGTTGATTAGATATTTTCTTCTATGAACTTTTCCATGAACAAAAGTAGAATCCATGTTATGATTTATATAAATTGGATTTCTATTTTGGTCTCTTGTTTCTTCAATAAATGCACTGACAAACGTCTCAAACCCACGCTCCATCTCTTGGAATACAATAAATAAACCGCATACGTTACAGAACATGTCGTCCGCATCACAGAACATAACATAATCCGCCGTTGCATGATCCAGTGCAAAATTTCTTGTGGCACTTACACCATTATGCTCAGCGTGAATATGACGAATTTGGAAGGGATACTTCATCACCCAATCATTTATGGGGAGGGGTGTTGCCTCATCCCCATCATAAGCAATAATCACACCGATCTCGGAAAAATCAATGTTTTGCTGTAAGGCCAGCGAGTCCAAAAGCGGTTCCATTTCGAATGCTTTTTCCTTGTAGTGCGGAACTAAGATCTGTAACTTCATAATATATTGTCCTTTCTTTATTATACTCCCACGATTCGTGATGAAATAAGGCTCCAACTCGGCGCAGTTTGAAATGCCGTTAATAAACTGCTCGGAACATAAACGCTCCCGTACACTCCGCCTGTTGATCCAGTGTAACCGCCGATTGGCGTGGAGTAGAATACTGATCCTTTGAGAGTAGGCACAGACGATACTCCAACCAAGTTAAAAGAGAGCAGATTATAACAACTACGAAAAGCGTTTGAATCAATACTTCTACAAACAGGAAAACTTACTTCAACAAGAGAACGACAAGTTTGAAAAGCACCGACCCCAATACTTGTACAAGCAGGAAAACTTACTTCTGTAAGAGAAGAACAAGTTTGAAAAGCATATTCACCAATACTTGTACAAGCAGGGAAACTTACTTCTGTAAGAGAATAACAACTATAAAAGGCTGAAGCTCTAATGCTTGTGCAAACAGGGAAACTTACTTCTGTAAGAGAAGAACAACTGTAAAAAGCATAACTCCCAATACTTGTGCAAACAGGGAAACTTACTTCTGTAAGAGAAGAACAAGTTTGAAAAGCACCGGCCCCAATACTTGTACAAGCAGGAAAACTTACTTCTGTAAGAGAAGAACAAGTTTGAAAAGCACCGGCCCCAATACTTGTGCAAACAGGGAAACTTACTTCTGTAAGAGAAGAACAACTGTAAAAAGCATAACTCCCAATATTTGTGCAATTAGGAAAATTTGCTTCAGTAATAGAAGAACAACTGTAAAAAGCATACGAACCTATATACGATGCACTGCCGCTTATTGCTCCGCTGATAGTCCTAAGGGCGACTTCGTCCGCAGTGATACCGCAAACACCTGCTACATCCACGTCTACACTCGCATAACTGTACACATCATAAATGCCATTTTCTGTAATAGGCAACGTTCCAGACGGAAGAGGGACACTTACAATAACAGGATTGAATGCCTTACCTTCCGGTGCAACATACTGCCCATTCTCTGTAACTTCTAACAGCTCTTCCTCTGAGCCCGCCTTACAGCATAAGCATCTTGCTAATAATATATCATAAAAATTCATAATATTTTCTCCATTAAATTATGTCACCATCAGAGCCTTGGATTATCATCGGTTATTTCTCAGGTGCAAGGGTGATAGTGCCATCCCCTCTGATGAGGAATGCGAACTTATCGTCGTCCCACGTTATCGACCCGGTAATAGTGGGCTCAGTCGAAAAATCAGCGAGTCCAAAAGCAGTACCACGAAGGACATATGCCCCATTATATAGCGGGACATCCACTGATACTGGAGTGTGCCCAACCACTATTGCTTTAATGTCTTCGTTGATAGGAAATGAAAGCAGAACGACGTATGCAGCAGAGGAGTCCGCCGCTGAGTTAATAAATGTCACTTGCGCAGTGGCGACACTTCCCCCACCGCCACCACCCCCGTCGCCACAGCAAGGAACTTCCTTCCATTCTGTGCCATCATAGTAATAAAATTTCCCTGTATCGAGCTCCAAATAAACACTATAGGTCGGAGCATTCGCCGGTTTATCATCTGTGGAAACACCGGCATATTGGTTCCCAATAGAAGAAGGTGTGGGATTTATTTGTAATCCAGTATAATTATTACATTCTGCCATAATTTATTTCTCCTTTAACATATCGGCAAAACATGCCGCGCAATCTGTTATTTCTACTCCAAGAAAGCCACAAAGTGCCTTAATAAACGCTTTGTTGCTTTCGATCCAAAGATTATACAAATCTGCATCATTATCAGATGCCTGATATGCCTCAAACATCTGCATCGCTCCAATACCAAGGTGCTTCACCAAGCACCAGTTATCTTTATTTCCATTATATAATTTAAACAATGAGAGCATCGTTTTCCGACGAAGAGAAGCCACCTCATCCAACTGCTCCTCATAATCAGTCAGAAGTGGAATCAGATCACCATCATCGGGAGAAGGATTTTCAATTTTCGCGAGAGTCTTTTCTACAAGCGTCTTTAAGTGCATTTCTGCACTGCCGTACTGAACAAAAGCACGGATTAAATCTTCCGCAATACCATCTGACGAATGGACGTTAAGCATTCCAGTTCCTTCCTTCTTTTTGCGAATCTCTCATTTCTTTCTTCCTGTATTTTTCTACTATTACTTAAAATACGTGCGACAGGAAGATATTTTTCGGGATTTTCGATAAAATAATTTTCAAGTATTTCGTTCATCGGTTCAAATGACTGTACTTTAAATAGTTGACTAAAGTCACACCAAAGGGACAATCTGCTTCAATTATAATCCCCTTGTATCCGGGATCAGTCAGTAGTTTTCTCTGTCTGGTCAAGCCCAAACCCTCTAACTCACATGCTACTTGAAGTATATCATAATCGTGGTCAATTTGCAATGAAGGATACACACCTTCACCTGCAATCCATCTTCCGTTATATTGAGAAGCCAGCAATTCACTTATATCAACCGCATTTGCCCCGCTCGGATCATCGACCGGATCAAAGACTTTTACTTTAAATTGTGCGGTTGACGGTACGTTTGTTTTTGTAACACCGGGCGTCGCTGTGAGCGTAATTCCACTTACTGAGTGAGTATGCGGATTGGGATCAACTTCAGGATCCTGAATATCAAAATCATACTCATCTGTTCCTGTTTGTGTGATAGTTATTTCGTGTTCTACGTCAAGAGAAGTGCTTCCAATAGAACCAGTCCCGGAACTACTCATGGATCCGACACTTGAACTAAACGGTGTTATGATAAGTTTAAACTGAAACCTCTCAATATACTCCATATCGGGGGATATACTTATATATACCACAGCCGGGTTATTTATGTCCCCAAGGCGTGAATATTCAACGCCGTACAAATCAACAACTTGATGACGACGTTGTAAATTTTTCTGCCGTATATCCTCCATATTCTGAAGAGTACGCTCGGCAAGAATGTCAAATGCCTGTTCTATCCTCATACACTTTCCTTCGTTTCTCTATCAATTTTGATATATTTCTCAAGTGTGATCTCATTTGTTTCAGTTTCATTCACAGTTATATCGTACGATATTTTTGTGACATAAAACCAGTCGTCATAGCTCAGAAGATATTTATAATAATCAGAACACGGCTCAAACATCCACATGTGATTCTGATAAATAAACCTGACCTTATCCCCCACCTGAATATCTACCGGAAGATGCTCCATCTTCATTGACAGCTTGTAGCTGCGCCTTGCCTGTTTAAGCTTTCGGATCGCCGCCTTATAAGCTGTCACTGCGGCTTCAACACGATCCGCATCAGTTATTTCTTTTGCTTTCCCCTCATCGTCCTTTTCTTCGACAAATGATGTAATGTCATTAAAAGCGAACGTTCCTTCAATTAAGTGCCCATCCTCGAGCGCAATGCTTTCCACATCAAGCACGGCATATTCCAGTTCGTTGTTTGGCGCAAGAGCAGGAAATTGTGTGATGTATTTTGTATAATCTCTCTCGTTATTTACATTTGCACGGAGAATAACCACCGGGAAATCCTCATCCTGTAAAGAAGGATCATTATACACTTCACGCATCGTCAAACTATTCATTCCACCGGCAGATTTTTCACTGTAAACAGTGGCGACGTTCACAACTTTTCTGAAATCATAGTCAATTTCTGGCTCTTCAATGATCCCAATATTTCTTCCACCAGTGGGCTTGATTGAGAAGATCCAGTTCTTCTTTTTTCCAAACTTTCCGATCTCGATCAATTTCTCATTCGTGAATCCAACACGCCAGAAAAGATCCGGGGTGAGCTCCATTGTTTTCGTCAAAGCATCAAGTTTATTCTGTCTCGAATAAACATAATCGACAAGTGTATCTTCCGATTCATCCTGATAGTCAATTCTCCATCCCGGATAAGCGAAGTTCATATCACTATAGAGATCGTCAAGCTGATCGAATACAGACGCATTTTTAATGTCCAGTTCTCCATTATCAACCTCTGGCTCATACGTTACACGGCACTGAACTTGGGCATACAGATCCGGAACCGCTGTAACAAAAAATCTGAAATATACATCTGCCGTATCGTCCTTATCATCAAGACTCGGAAGATGGCTTATTTCGGTATAGGCGTAATCCTCGGTTTCGAAATCTATATCAATTATCTTCGGGAGTTTTTTGGGCTTCTTTCCACTCTTTTTTGCCTTTTCTCTTGCGGCAATGGCTTTCTTTCTTTGCTTTCTTGCCTCTTCCTTATCTTTCCTCGTGTACATTTTATAAGTTACACCGGACAAAGGGAGAATCGTTCCATCATCTTTCCACAATTCAACTTTTGCGAGTTCCTTGAAATTTGTAGCGGACGGAAGGCACTCAAAGTTAGAAGCGGCAATATTATACCCGCTCTTCGAACGAACAACATCTGCACCGCTCTTAAAAAGAAAGTGGATGTTTTTATCTTTAATTGCATTATTTACCGATATTTGGCGGTATGTCCACTCATGGACAACATGAGTGATGGAGAGATCCATCACCTCTTCAGACTTATCAATATTTACGTCTGTTATAATGCCCCAAAAACATTTATCGTTTACAAATATTTTGATCTCTTCACGACCATCAATATAGTCAGAATATGGAGTGATCGGAAGCGTGATGTTGAGACTCGGAACTGACATGAGTTCCGAATCCCAACTAAGATCATTCAAAATATCTCTTCCACGAATGGTAAGCTTCCCGGACTTATAAATTTCGAAATACATTCATTTACTCCGTTGTACCAAGATTTACGGGGATCCAAGTCATAGCGATCTGATGGATTCTGGCCTGTGCGGTTTCCCCAGAAATCGGAGTAGAATCAATGCAGTATATCTCAGATCTCACGTATTCCCCTTTTCGAACTATAATTGCAGTGCTCAATGTCCATGACATATCGCTAAACGGAAATTCATCGTGATCAGGCCATCCAAGAACAGTCGGATGCTGACCAATCTCATTTCTAATAGCACTCATGCTTCTGGAATCACCGGATGAGAACCATGTGACAACAGCATCAAAACTTCTGACACGCTGTACGTTGAAGCAGTGGGAGATCATAACGATATAATCTCTGTCTGCCACTTTGGATCCATAGCTCGTGTGAGTTGCATCCATATAATAATTCTGCAAATGACTGTCGTGGTCATTGAAACTCTGGAAATAAGCGGATCCCCCTGATCCGTAGTCACGAATATGATTCACAAAAGCTTTTGCTGAAAGAATAGTGTTCCTTCCAAGTTCCTCAATTTGTTCCGCCAGATCATCGAGACGATTGTTGATATTGGTTATTTGATTCCATAAATTGTGAATATTTGTCCACATACCGCAAATGGCAGAAATCATGGCCTTTCCAACAGAATGCAGATTCGCCGCAAATTTCTTCAGCCACGTCTTAATATCACATACGTCATAATTTTCAAGCTCATCTTCCATGCCACCGATCAAACAATCATTTGCAAGGTTTAAAGCTTCACAGTCAGTGTTAATATCTGGATCGGCAGAAAATCCTTGATCGTTCCTCAATCGAGTATCAATCGCAGGAGTCACACCCTTCTCAACGAACTCGTATGCGCCGTCGTTCAACTCATAACAAGCATCACAATATTCTTCTCTCATACGTTACTCCTCCGAACTGATACTTGCGGGGATCCAAGTCATAGCAATCTGATGAATACGTGCCACGGGGGTTCCACCGCTGAATGCACTGGATTTAATGCAATAAATATTCGATTTTACATGCTCTCCCTTTTTGACCAATATAGCGGTAGTTATTGTCCACGACATATCATTCATGGGAATTGTCGTATCATGGGGGAGCATTGTCGGATGCTGACCCGTTTCATTCCGAATCTCAGAAATGGAGCGTGTATCACCGGACGAATACCACGTAACGACAGAATCGAACTCTGTCACGTCCTGCACATTAAAACAGTGGGAAATCAGCACGATGTAATCCCTGTCCGCTACTTTTGATCCATAGCTTGTGTGATGTGCGTCCATATAATAATCCTGTGTATGCGTATCACCATCGTTAAAGCTTTGGAAATAAGCATGACCACCAGATCCATAATCACGAATGTAATTAATAAATGATTTCGCCGCAAATCTCCAAAGTCCACAGATTGCCGCAATAACGGATCCCATGACCTGATAGACGTTATTTGAAAAATCTTTTGCCCATGCTTTCCAGTCACAATCGTCATAAGCACGAAGGGCATTCGGCATTCTCCCAATCAGGCAATCATTTGCTAAATTGAGGTCGTTGCAGTCGGTGCTTTTTCCACCGTATCCAAGATTACTGGCTAAATTTTCTGCGCTTTCATCGGTGAGTCCTTTGGCAACAAACTCCGGCGCTATTTCCCTTAATTCTTCACAAGATGTACAATCCATATTAAACTCCTTATACAGTCAGGGCGTCTATTTCGAAATACACACACTGCATATCACAGCATTGGTTCGGCTCTATAATAACGCTATTCATCCCCGGATAAAACGTAAAGCCAAATTCATTCCCTTCCGGGACGACGTATGAATCTACGTCATACTGATACCCACATTCATTATACACGTTTCCGTCGCTTGTGACAATGATTTGATCGTCAAAATCTCCCTTTATAACATTCGTGTTTCCATTGACTGTGATTCTGATATTCTCACCGCCTCCATTCAAAACGATCTTATAATGATCAGAGGGAATATCACCCCAGTAATAAATCTGACCCGCAATGATTTCATCTTCGAGAGGATCCCTGCAAATTCTCTGACCCAAAATAGGTTCGCCGAGATTTGTAAATAATCTTTCTGCGGCATCGCAATCATACTTTATCATAAACTCCGGTGTACATTTCCCATTGTAAACGTCGAGTGTACGATTGCACAGAGCATCGTCACGGGTCAACTCATCACAACAGCAGCAAGTCACTGGCTTCGTGATACAATCAACACAATCACAGCAAGGATTATAATTCTGATAATCGTAGCACCGCAAAAATTCACAAATATCAAAATCGACGATAAAAGTTCTCTGCTTATCGGCTTTATGCCATACACCTTCCGGGAGATAGAACTGAACGTCAACTTGTATCGTATTTTTATAGATGTTCTGTGTCGGTTCGCTGTATGATTCCGGGATAGCATACGCCCATAAAAGTTCGTTCCCTTGAACAGCCCACAATTTCCCCGCTTTTGTGAGCTGTTCAACAATAAATCTGTGGTAAAACTCCCTGAGATCGCATGAAATTTGCTTCACATTAAATTCCATGGTGATCCCAACCGTGGTACTTTGAATTCTCGGTGTTCTATTTTTAAGAGGAGAATAATCCCCGTTTCTAAAAGTGTACGGATGCTTCGATATATCAAACTCCACCGAAGTATCGTCACTATTGGTGATATACGAATAGAACACTAATTCATTAAATTGTACGTATTTTCTATAATAGTAATTCATCAATTTAATGCCCTCACAAATCTACTCACTCTTCTGAGCCCTGTTGAAGCGTTCGAAGAATTAAACACCTGATTTACTGTAGCGTGATTATCTCTATAGCTTCTATTGTCACTTCTCACAAAACCACCGGTAGCATAAGGAGTCGCGAACGAAGTATAAACGGATCTCAGTGCGCCTCGAAGGTCAAGTGCATTGATCCTGTCCATAAATGACTTACCAAAATATTGTACTGCCGCACGGCGTTGTACATACTCACCGGGGGTAAGCATCGCCGGGATCGTATCGGTACCCTTTGGAGGTAAAATAAATCCACCATTCGCAGAATATACTCCTTCACTTCCATAGGATCCGCTGAACCTTGGTGTTATTGTTCTTGAAGAAATCGAATTTATTAAATTCACCCAACTTCTGATCGTATTATAAATGCTACCAAAGAATGAATCCAAATTATTTTTCGGCTTCTCAGGACTTAATCTATTAAAAATGTTGTTTATTAAATCTACGAGCCTTGACCCCGACTGCTCAACATATTCGATGGCCTCACCGTAATCGTCCTTTAAAAATTCAAAATCATCATCAAGCTGGTCTATATACGGTGCAAGCAAACTCTGAGACTCTTCCTCAAGCTTCTCCTGCTCAACATTTACACCTTCAAGCCTTCCCTCCGTTAATTCTTTCTGATGCTCCAGCAAAGCCGTGCGGATAGCTTCATCGAGATCCAGATTCTTTGCCTGTTGTTCGAAATATTGTTCAAACACCTCTTGCATTGATTTGCCGCCATAATTTTTAATCAAAACAGCAAGTTGGTTCGGATCATTCCAATCAAAATCAGCCATGAATTTTGCAACTACAGCAAGAACACCTTCGTCGTCAGAATAATTTTCAAGGGCATAATTGGTGATGTCATCAAGAACCTCGTTGACTTTCGGAATATTTTTCTCTAAGAATTCAGCACGATCTCGCGTTGTATTCGAATAACTCCATCCGGACGCCTCTTTAAATTGCTCACTGAAGAATTTTTTATTTGCACCATATATTGCTTCATAAAATTTAAAAGAGTTGACTTCAACACCAGCAAATTCCTTTGCAATCTCTTCGTTGATAGATTCAATTTCTTTTAAAAGTTCCTCTTTCTTAGCGTCAAGTGCTTTAATCGCTTCATCATAAGGCTTTTTAATCGCATCCACTAAATTAATATCTGCAATTAATCTTGAAAGATCTTCCTCCAGTTTAACACCATCCTTTATACCAAAATCCTCAATATATTCCGAAAGCTTTCTTAAAAAGGATGTTCTATTGGCATCTGCAAAATCATACTGAGAATATCGTTCAAGTATTCCACCAACACGAGAAGAATATATATCACGTCGCCTGTATTCGTTTAAAAGACCAGAGTCTTTTATCTTTTCGAATGATTCAGTAATAAATTCAACGGCATTAGAAACGGCATTTTGTCCAGAAGGAGTTGCCGATTGAAATACATTTCCAAACGCACCCCAATGACCAGTCCAAGTCTTAAATCCGGTCGAAATATCATTGGTTATTAATTGATACACAAGATCCACAATGGATGCAAATATTCCACCAGCACCCGCTCCGGCGACAATATATGGAGCCATGGACGACAATGAGAGACCCGTACCACCAAGTGCCAATCCTGCGCCACCAGTTGCAGCACTTCCTGCCGATTTAGATACAGATTTTAAAATACTGCCAAGTGCTAATCCTCCACCGATGGAACCACCAAGCATCTCAAGAACTTTGATTGTCCTTGAACTATCAATCGCATTGAAAAGTGTTTGTGCTGTAGATAAAATATTTCCAATTTTTGGGATCCACTCATCGATGTTATCAAGTGCTTTGTCTGCGATTTTAATGAGGCCTTCAAAAAGGTTTGGTATTAATTCACTCCAATCTATGGACATGAATTTGTCTATCAAACCTTGAATCTCGTCACCATGTGTTTCTATCCACTCGGTGCCTACCTCGGAAATGTGGTCAATGACTGATGAGACCCCTTTAATGTTATCTTCAAGTCCTTTTCCGCCAGTTCTCTCAAGTACGGTATCAAGAGTTGAAAGCCATGTCTCACCCATTCGCATTGTGGCATTCTCAACATTCGTCAAAGCCGCAGTTGCACGCTCCTTCATGCTTTCAAGAACATTTCCAAGCTTTTCAGAATGAAGTCCAACGTCAATCAGTGCGTCGATAAATTCTTCATTTGCAATCTTATTTTTAATAAGATCTGCCGTAAAAGAAGAATAATCCGGATAGCCAAGTGCAATGCCAACCTCTTTCAAAGCAACGGGCATTGAACGGATCAAGCTATACCACTGCGTGGATCTAAGCTGTGTTCCGTCCATGATATACTGGAGCTGGCGCATACCATAAGTTACTTGTTGTGAACTTGCACCAGAAGCAACAAAGGCATTATTTGCGGCAATCGCAAGGTCTGTGGCTCGATCAAGGTCATCGAGTACGAGCGTAAAATACTGAGCAGAATTAACAATGTCACCAAAGGCAGTCGGTAAACCAAGAACAGATTTGTATAATCTATCCATTGATTCGGTTGCTTCATCGCTTGTATATCCAAGACTCTCTATTATTTTTGGATAAGTCTGAAGAATATCATATCTCTCAAGAGATCTTGAAAAACCACTGGTGATATTGGAAGAAATCTGATTAAGTAACAGGCCACCTTCAAGCTTATCTATAAAAGAAACAAGTTGATTGACTCCCGTAAGATTTAATGGAGCCTCCACAACGCCCTTAAAATCAGACCATCCACGCTTCAATAATTGAAAAACAGACGTGGCAACTTGCTGAAGATCCGCAAACACATTGCGGTTATCTTTTTTCACCTCTTCAGTTACTTCTTTAACTTCTTCTTCTTGAGTTTTAAGACTTTCTGAGATTCCGCTATAATCTAAATATCTTGCATACTGTCCTCTCGGAGATTGGGGAACTTCTGTCGTAGCAGACGAAGGAAGAGCAGAAAGTCCAAGCATTGCAGAAACTCTTCTTCCAACGGCCTCGTCATGCGTTACATTCGTCGTACCATATTTTTGAAGATTTTCGATATTTTTTATGGTCTCTTCAATCTGCTGATTTAAATTTTTAAATCCACTGGTTTCAGAAAGTGAATCAAAAATAGTACGCAAAGAAGCAAGTTGCTTCGTACTATTTATTAAACCCTCATTACTATTTTCAATTTGGCTTAAAATACTGTCGTATTCTTTTGCATCTTTGGTATTACGAAGTTGACCATAAAAATCAGCAATGATTTGTTTATACCTATTTACACTGGCCTCGGCTTTTTGAATTGCCGATTCAAGGCCAGACAAAGATAGTCCTTGAAACATTTCACCCGGCCTTCCGGATGACATTTTTCGAATGTTTTCAAGTTGATCGACCATGTCATGTAATTGGGCATTGGTACGATCCATATTGGGAAGAGAGAGATTTATATTATATCTTCTGGATTCAATCTGGCGTAAGACATTGACTAACTTATCAACATTATTCTGCGCACCATTATCATTATATATTAGATTAAGTTGTACATCTGCCATTATTCTTCACCTGTATAGAATTTAACATTGTATTGTTTTGGCATTTTTCCCTCTTTATTTCCACTTTCCCAATATCTATAATTTTCAAGAGTGATCTCATTAGAATATTGGCCATAAGCAACAATTAACTCCGGTGTCGCCCACGTATCAAGAATTGTGTTTGGGCGCATATGTAGCTTTTCAGCTACAAAATGCGCCATATGGGAATATAAGTTGAAATGAGCGTTAAATGATTCAGAGGTATTTTTTCCTGTCTTACCGGAGTTTATGACAGCCGTCCTGTAAAAAAATCAGATTCATTAAAAATCTCCGGGAAATCGCCAATAATTTTCATAACATTATCGAAAACAGAGCTGTACATCATCATATCTGACAATGTTTCATCAATACCAATTACTGCCGAAACTAAATGATACATTGCATCGACAACAGACTTTTTGGTTATATTTTCAGATATAATATGTTTTAACTCTTCCCTTGACCGATCCTCAGTTTCACCGCTCGGGAGAACTTCACGGAGGAACGGATAAAGTTCAATCACAGCAGAAACGATCTCAAGATCCTTTCGTGCAGAGATCATTACATTTTTATATTCTACTTCCGCAATGCAATACTTCCCATTTACAATATCGGTAGCACCGGGCAAAAGATCTTTATACTGAGCCGGGATCCTAAATTTAACGGTATAATCATACTGCTTTGTTTGAGTTTTATTTACATCACCAACAACAGACATATCTCCATTTCCGTCTACAACAACAAATGGTGTACTATCTGCTTCAGCCTTTTTAATTTTCTCCTGAATCGCCTTTAAATCATTTTCAGTCAGTGCCATAGAAAAATCCTCCTATATTTGTCGTCTCCTAAAATATACCACAAAATTGCGAAAGGTGCAACGGATTTTACACCGTTGCACCCCGGACAAATATATGAAAACAAGGAGGAGACTTATAACACCACTTTGTCCATATAGTAATAATTGCCGTCGCCATCAGGCTGAATACTAATAGTGAAGCTGAAGTCCTGCTCGGCTCTCACCATGTTCCAAGGGAACGAGGTAATGAGAACATTGGGAAGAGTATAGACAACATCAAGGCTCCCTCTATTGTCAACATAGTGACCCGGGAATCTCATGGCAACTCTCACATCACCAACATTATTAACATTCGCGGCATATCTCTCAACGGAAACCTTCTTCGGATAGGAGATAAGAACTTCCTTTCCTGCAAGTTCCGGGGAGAAATAGAACGTGGCAGTACCGTTAACATCATCGTTGACGATCTGGAAATATTCAACACTGATGTCCTCAGTAATACGAACGGGGGTGTACAGTCTGGTAAGCATCGCCAGATCAGCTTCACACACGTCGGTTCTCTGAGCGGAAATCGGGCCGCAATCTTCCAGATTCATATCAGAAATAATCACAGTACCGTCAACGGCGACGGTCTTACGAACAGTTCTCTGAATGGATCCATCAACAGCTTCAGCCTTACCCATCAGAGGATTCATCTTATGATAGTTCGGAGTGATCTGCTTCGCATTGATCGTTCTGGTGAATGCCAGATTAGAAGTGTCATAAGAAGCGGTGGAGCACTGTCTCTGAATTGCGGGAACGTCGATGGTTCCGCTCACATCAGTGACACAACCGATCTTAACGACTTCACTCGTAGCCAGATCATCATAAGAATCCAGAATAGTAATACTGGACAGACCAAGATTCTGAGAACCATCTTCAAAGGTGAAACGGATATATGCACCGTTTGCACTGGGAGTCCAGCCTTCCCCAACATCCGTAGCGGCGTTGAAGTCAACGAGCATCGGAATAAAATCGGTGGTGGCAGGATAGTTCAGAGTATAACTATTCGCATTGGTAAACGTAGACGTATCAGAAACAAGCACGGTAACCGTACCGGCGGTTCCGTTACCCTTCAAATAAAACGTCATAACGCCAGCGGCAAATTCACGAGCGTCAAACTGTGCCTTATAAGTAAGGGTCTCGGAAGCCGCACCCAACATCAGAGTGCCGCTATTGACGCAAGCCATAGGGTTGCATTCAAACTTATTTTCCGGGACATTATACTTATCATAAGACACGGATCCGCTTGCAGTCAGATACTTACCGGCGTTGATGGTCTTACAATTAGGAAGCTCGTGATATAAAATAATATCGAGTTCATAATTGTCATCAATAAGCTTCTGACCAATCTTTTTAAATAACTCAGTATTAGTACACTTAGCCATGTTTATTTTCTCCTCATCACAATTTCTGCTAATTTTCTAATCTTAGCAGGATCAGAAAGAGAATTGATAGCTTTGAGCTGTCTCTCTTTCCAAGTCAACTTTTTATTTTCTTTCTTTTCAGCCATATCGATCCACCCTTTCTCAAATTATCTGATGTCTTATCGTAATGTCACGAAGCGATTGTTCAAGGTCACGCTTTGTAGCTTCAATGAAATCAAATCCATGATACGTATCAGAATTTATTCTGCCGTTTGCGTAGTAGTATGCGTATTCTGAGTTAGTAGACCAAGTTGCTACCCTTCCACTTCTCGGAGTACCGGCAATCAACGTGTGCTCTTGATAGCTGTCACGAAGCTTTCCAGTCGCATATAAATCTTTACCGGCAAGAGACACACCAGATGGATAATCTGTAAAGTTTCCGAGTGTGCCGCCCGCAGTAGGCAAATTATTTCTCAAATAAACGAGTGCCCTATTTCTTGCCTCTCCAAGAGCATATTCTACTATGGCATTAAACTCTTGTCTTAGTTGTATTGCACTCACGGAACTCATCTCCTATACTTAACAGAAATCTTCCGTCATCGTCAGGCAGTTCAACAGGAGACCCAATGCGAAACGTGATCACACTCCCGGACGGAAGGTAATACGTTTGCGTGGTAGCGATCTTGTAATCTGTCCTTCCACGTGATCCACACACCGGGCATCCTCTTCGGCGGGAAACCTTTTTTCCAAGAAACTCAACAATCATACTACACTACCCCACAGTTCTTTCGGACTGGAACACAGCGAGATCAGGCTGAGTTCTCTCTTATAGTTTTCGACCGCAATACGTGCCAGATCCGTTTCAAGCTGAACACTTGCAATATCACCAGATGCGTACTTAATGGTCTGAACCGAAGTAGTAACCTGACCGGTCAACGGATTCACCGAGGTGTTTGAATTGGAGCATGACGGGCATTGCTCATCACAATCGCAATTATTTTTCGCTTCGATGACGTTCACCAAGTTGCACATAACCGGGAGAATACACTGCGGGATCTCGTCATATCCTGCCTCATATTCTACGATCAATTTAAACTCATCTTTACAACCACAGCACTTACAAGAGCACTTGCACGATTTCAAAAATTCAGATAGATCTATTCCAAACGCACCCTTCGACTCCATCCAATTTACATTGGTCAAGTCAAAAATCTCTTCGCTCATCCCCGAAATATGAGCAACTTTGAAGCTAAAACTATCGAGTGAGAAAGGATAGTAAAAGGGATAAAAGTAAAACGCAGGACATTTCGGGAGACAGTTCGGAAGGTCAACAACCTCACGACGTTCCCCGTTCAAAAACGTGTTGCAGAAACTCTTTCCATACTTCGGGGAATCAGAATTCCAACAGGTCAACTGACTAACAATGGAAATCGCCTCATCAACGTCCTTTTCTTTTACTATGCTACAATCACAGTAGCTTGAAAGTTGCTCATATATGGTCATTCGGAATACACTCCTAATTATTCGGGAATCAGAGTGGTGGGCTTCATTCTATTCCACAGATCGGAAACTGCGGACAGGCAATCCATGTTAACCGGAATGTCAACGATCTTCATCAGATAGTGAGCATTGGTATTGAAAGCCGCGCCATAATTGTAATAGTACACGCACTCAGAAGCACAGCCGTTTGCGTAGGTCTCCTCATCGTGTCCGCTGTAACGGATAAATCTCTCAGCAGGAGCAAGATCAGTGCCCATATACACGCCAACGTAGTCGCCGTTCATAGCCCAAGCTTCAGTGGTGCCATTCTCGATGTCCAGAGGCATGAAACGGTCACGGATGAAGCGGATCCCACGGAATCTGATTTCATCGCCGTCACGAGTCCAGCCCATCGGAAGCTGACCATTCTGGCCGGGAACAACTACACTCTTCAGTGCTTCATAGCCCATTTCATGGATAGCGATAATCCAGTTGCCGCCACCAAGCACAGCCAGTCTGCAAGCCAGAGATTCAAAGGCCGCAAGCACATTTGTACCCTGAATCGTAACAACAGCGGGGTTCTGCATCAGCTGAAGAACACCGTGGAACGGCTTCAGAATATCGGTGGAAGTGTTATCCATGCCAAGCTGGATGTTATAAGCGGTAAGGAACGCCATAGTCAGACGAGCCAATCTGCGCTTAATATCGTCAATCGTGTCGTTCGGGGAAGCGATACCCGGAACATTGACACGGGAACCGACACGCAGCGTATCCTCGATCAGATCGTCAAGAATCTGGTTGCAATCCTTCAGGCAGAGCAGATTCAGCGGAACATTACCGGCACACTTTGCGAAATCGGGAAGAACCCAGCAGCACTCATCCTGAGTGGTCTCAAAGGGCTGAGTCCAAATGCTTCTGGGCAGTTCAACTACCCACTTGCCGTCGCCGTCCTTATGGACGTTCTGGATACCGTTCATCACATTGTTACGAAGCTGACTGGACAGCGTCGTGCTCAGTAACCACTCAACCAGAGGGAATCTTCTGATCAGCTCACTCTTCAGAGTCGCATCTTCCAGACCATAACAATCGGAAAAGATCTCCGGGAAGTTGGAGGACATCTTTACAATATCGACGGATTTACTTTCTAAAAGATTTCTACTAAAATTCATTTTTACAGTTCTCCTATACCATCTTTACCAGCGTATCTCTTGTCACTGGTCACTTTCTCGCTCGGTGTAGAATTACCAACACTAAGCTTCAGATTTTTAATTTTGTCAATCGTAGCGTTGAGTTTGTTGACTTCAGAACGAAGATTCTCATTCTCCTGCTTCAGCTCCGTGATCTGATTCATCATAAGTTCGAACATTTCTACAACGTCTTCCTCATCTTCATCAGCATCGTTCGTATCCACAGACTCTTCCACCGGAGTCTCTTCAGCAGGGGTCTCCTCTACGGGAGTTTCCTCTTCAACGGGGGTCTCCTCTGTGGGAGTTTCCTCTTCCTCAACGTGAAGTTTTTTAAGCATATCTTTAAGCTTACCCATATCCTCACCTCTCAAATGAATATCAGATGAATTTACATTTCCGCATTCACCGACAACCGCAAAATCCAAAAGATCAATGCTTCCAATAACGGGGATCCCCATGTCATAAGACGCATCCCAGTCTAACTCACCATAAAATTCAGCAGAAAGCCCATAGGTATAAGGCTGTCTCTTTAACTGCTGAACATAGATGTGGTCATCCCAAAGATGAGGACGAACATTCAGAACTTTACGTCCATCGTCATTCCCGCTATCTTCCACAAACAGATCAGACTTTTTCCATTCTCCAATAATAGAGATCGGATCAGTTGCCAGATCATGGTGTCCAAAATTAATGGATCCTTCATAATCATCTGACATATTTTCTAATAGCTTGTCAATAACACCCTTTTTGATATACATCTGCGGGGAGCCATCCGCATAGGTAATCAAACCTTCGTCAAGTAGGCGAAAAGTATCCGAAGGTGCATCGGATGAGGACAGTGAAAAACGCTTATCAAAGATACGCTTCATTTCCTTACGATGTTCAGTTCTCGCGTCTCGTTCTTCAATAATTCTCATTCCATCATCTCCACTGCGTGATACTTGATCTTTTTGACTCTACCGCCACAAGATTTACACAGCTCAACGGTATAATCTTTTCCGAGTTCCTTCAGTCTGTTTTCAAGTTTCTCGTTATAAGCAACCTTTACATAACCACGAATTCTCAAAGATTCAATCAGTTTTGGATCGTCTGTCTCATAAACCTCGCCGGGAATGAGCTTCATGGATCCCCATCGTGTTCTACCTACTCCGTTTGTCTGCTGCACGTAAAAAGTTGTTGGCGTAGAAATCACGTCATTTAATTTGTACTTCATCATACCTTCTTCCGAACCACTTAGCTTTGGCTCCAAATTTAATCCACGGTTTCTTATGACACCGTATAGTTCATCGAAAGAATTAAAGTGTTCCATTAGTCACCCGGCTTTTCATCCTCTTCAGCGGGAGTTCTTTCCTCGCAAAGAGCATCGGTCACTTCCTCACTGGTAACAGTAGGGCAATCCTGAACACTCGAGATAGCATGGAACGGAATGTAAACCTTGCACCCATTCTCAGAAACGGGTACAACCACCGTTACACCCTGCTTGAACTGTTCCAAAGCCGTCAGAGCGGCAGTAGCATCAGAAACTCTAATTTGATCATCGACGCCAATTAGAGAAATAACCAGGCTGTGACTGATCGTCTGTTTAACCATTTTGTTCAATCTCCTTTCAAATTTTTAGTCCGACCGGAGTTACATCCGATACGGTATGCTGTATAAGAGGTAAAATCTCATTCATCGCGTCGATATTAAGCTTCCCAGTAAAGTCACGGATAAACTCATCGTCAGAAATAAGCGTTGTGCTTTCAAGCTTTAGCTTCTTACCTTCGCGAACAATAACGAACGCCGGGATGGTCTTGGTATAAATCTGACCAGTTTTCTGTTCCTTACAAGCACGGTAGTCTACCACAACAAGAACCTTGTTCTTGGTCTCACCGGCGGCGTCCTTTTCTGTGATCTGCTTAAACCGATTCTCATAAAGCGCATCGACGTTGATTGCGGCGTACTTATAATTACTTCTCGCAATACTTCCGTCTGGGTTCATCTGTGCGATCCCGGAATCAACCTCTCCATTGATCATATCAGCCTGTGCCGCAATGTTCTGGTCATGGAAAGACATGATTTTGGTTCCGTTCATGTCACCGATCACCTTCACGTCCTCGACCGCATCGAGAATCTCTTTAATCGTTTTTGCCATTTAGTTTTCTCCTCCTTTTGAAAAATCCTTTCCTTCCGACCGAGAGTTGTCTCAGATCGTTGTTTTCATCATATATGTTCTGTCTCAACATATTTGCAAAGCTTTCGACAAGATCAGTCTGACCAATACCGGCAAGATCCTTCATCATAGATACGATCTTCTGTCTGGCGACATTCTCATCTTCACTCTGCTGCAATTCATATTTATCGAAGTAAATCTTCTGGATACCAAGATACGTCGAAATAAAATCGCTGAACTGAATCGCATACTGCTCACGAAGAGGAACGATGTTATTCAGCATACTGTTATCGATGATCTTTTCCATCGATACGTTTCCGCTGATCTTACCTAACTCCAACAGCGACGGAGCCATGCCCATAGCCTGTGCAAGAATAACACCCTCGTTCTCCAACCAACCGAAGAACTCCGTGGCCTTCGTTACACGCTCCAGATGTTCAATATGCTCGTCAAATCCATTACTCAGCAGTATCACCGCATCAGAAGAACTCTTCTTGATCTCCGAAGCGACTCTCCGCGCCTCTTCCTTCGCCTTTTCCGACCGGGAAGAGATCGCCTGTCCGCTGGCATTGACAATAGTGGACGCACTGATGTCAGAATTATCAGAACCGGAAACATACCCATCCTTCGGTCTCAGGATAATCCGTCCCGGCCCGTCATACTCAACGTCATAGTTCAGCCGACTATACGCCGCGATCAAAAGATCGATTCTTAATTTATCCGATAACAGCGGAGATTTACCGTGAATATATGAAACATTATTTCTGATATGACAAAACTCAGATTTATCAAGGAGAATAATCTCATCACGATTATACCAGTCATCAAAAAATTCAGAGTCCATATCATCGAGATAAGCCAAAGGATCACGTTTTACAAGATACCCAATGATCTTCCTTACACCATCAACGTCATCATAGACGATAGCGTAGTGACCGGAGCGCACGAGGTACAAATTACCCTCGTACCTTCTTACACCGCACTCTCCATCTATCGCCGCCCATCCGATGGCTTCTCTCAATACGGCATAGTTCGTCGCATCAAAGTCATTCTTACGATACAGAAAATTATTCAGAATAACGTCATCATTAATACTTCCGCTCGTGAGGCCGTTACTGAATATATAGTTAAGCATCTGGTTCCGAATATAATCAATACCCGGAAGGATCTGCATCATTTTATCGATCTTCTCACGAACACTTAATCCCCGGTCATACTTCTTTAAAGTACCGAGGTCTGTACATGAACCGCATTCAAGAAAATCATCCAAAATTCTTTCTTCTGTCACGTTATATACCCTAAACTCTCACCGCAGAATAATATCGCCGCATGTACCGCAAGTAACACAGCGTCCAGCGCATCCGGGGAATGTCCCAACAGCGCCTTGATCTCACTCTTCGCACGAATCTGTATTTTTCCGCTCGCACGTCTTTCATCCGTTACAAACGGAAGAATATCTTTGACACTGGCATACGCCTCTTCTTCAAATACTATATTACCATCATCCATCAGATTTTGCAAGTCTAAGTGCATCTCCGCGCGCAAATTCGCACCGTTCGTCGCCGAGTAGTGCTTTTTATGTATCCTCTCTTTAGTACACCCGGCACCAAAGTTTATACCAACCGCATTTATACCACGTCTGATCAGACCTTCTGTCAGCCATACACCGTATCCAACGTCAACACATGTCAACCCTGCGCCCACCGTCCGGGCTACTCTCGTTACGTCAGATATTATGTCCTCAGAAGTCACACCGTCGATCCACTCACCTTTATCAACCTTCTGGCAGTCTATCACCCCCATCGCACCGTCGTCTCTCAGCGCAACCAGTGCGATCTGAATGTTATCCTTACCTCTGTACGCAGAGTCCACCCCAAGAAAATACTGTGTGTACTCGTTAGTCCTAAAGTGTTTCACCACCTGTGCTTTTGTGAACATACTACCACCGACCGTATCCAGCTCACACATCAAATACACCCGCCGTCTGCTCGGATTCTTAGCGAACTCACTCTTCAGCACTCTCTCGGCCGTCCACCGCTCCTCCTCGACCGCTGTCAGCGCGTCCATCCACACGATCAGTGTCCGACTGTCCGGGTCGTCCTCGATCATCTTATCATAAAAATACCCCGGCTTGTGCGGGTTACTTATCATTACGATAGGATACACTCTACCGTCTGTTCTGGCAAATTCATTACGACCCATCTCAACGATAGTATCCTCCGACAGCAGCGCCGCCTCATCCACGATGTACGCACCGCCACGACCTACCGCCTGATTACTTTTAGTGTCCCCGGAGTATGTTTCACCAAGACTCAGCGCCTCCACGAACCCACCGGACTTAAACCTCTTCGCCTCTTTACTTACGCTCCGGTTCAATCTCTCTATCTGGTTTTTAGTCAGCGACGTTATGTCAGCCTGTATCCCCGGATCTATCTCCTGCATCCCCCGGTCAACCTGCCTCATTATGATCTCCGACGTTACTCCCGCCGCCCCGGCTATATACACCGGCATGCCGTTGTAACCCCACAGCAGACCGACCCGTCCCATCAGCCAGCTCTTACCGTACTGACTGCACGTGATAAAATACATCCGGTCGTAGTCACCCGACAGCATCGCCCCCGCCATCACCGCCTGTGTGAAGTACAGACTACTCTCCGGGTACGCCGCAATAAATCTCGTCGCCCCCAGCCGTCCCAGCCTCAGCAGCTCCTGCCTCGACACGTTCACCCTCTTGTAGTGCGACGGTATCCGCCCCTTGATCCATTTCTGACACCCCGGATCCTTCATCGACAATAAGTTCTCCAGCTCGTTCATCCGCACCAAACCTCTCCATGAACCGCGCCAGCTCTTTCTCTCTGTCCTGCACGGTCACAATATTTATCTGTGTATTATACTGCTCATTTTTAGTCGAGAACTCAGGATCAGTTCTCTCCAGAAACCACTGACTCGTTTTTATACTACCCTTCTTAATACTGTTGTAAATATTCTCCCGGGCTTTATTGTTTATTTTAATATAACATAAATCTTTAAGCTCCTTCAGCTCCGGATAGTTCTTCATCCAAGCGTTTAGCAGTGACGCTGATATACCAATCTCCGATGCCACACCGTTGTCAGTAAACCCCAGCTCCCAGAACCTCATCATCTGTGCCAACGTCTCCTTATTCTGCGTAGGTGACTTTGAAACGTTCCATTTGGAATTTATGATCTGCACCAGTTCATTTTTTCGATTCATACGATCCTCCTCTCTGAGCTATAGTATACCACAAACAGTGTTGTTTTGGGAATGATTGTTAAATTTTTAACACAATACTAATTTAAGTATATATCTATATATTTTATTATTATGTTTTGAATGAAAGGCCGATTTCGAAAAACCACGCAAATACGTACTTTTTCAAATTCATTCAAAACATAATACTTAAATATCCATAAAAGGGAAAAAAGCGTATTGCGTATTGGATTAGGTCTAAAAAGATTAAAAAGTGACGTATTTCTGCACTTTGTAAAAATAAAAAATGTAATACAGATTTAAATTACGCAATACAGAAAAAGCGTATTGTTATTTTTTTAACACAATACTGAATTGTGAAAATTCTGTGAACTCGTATTGGATCTGTATTACCTTTTTTTAATTTACAAACCGCATAAATACGTGCTTTTCATTTATAAGGTAATAAAATCCAATACTGCTTTTATTAAGTGTAATACTAATTTTATTAAGTATTTTGTATTCGTAACATAATAGCTAAAAAACTGGTGAATTCTCAAGTCGGTTTTCCCTGTGGATAACTTGTGGATAACTCTTGCGTTTTTCGACTAAATTGTGGATAACTTGTGGATAAGTCTGGCTCGGATGTGTATAACTCGCCACTTATCCACAGAATGTATAAATATACGCTTATATGCATAAATATACACGAGAGCCTGTGGATAAGTCCGTAGTTATCCACACGTTATCCACCGGTTTCTTCAAATCGGCGCAAGTTATCCACAATCTATCCACACATGAATAAATATGCACTCTCATGTATAAATATCAGCGGCTTGTTAAAAGTTTAACACGGAATATACGCATATATGCATAAGTATGCAGTATGCAATGTATAAATATTTTTATGCATCGCTCACTTAATAAAATGAGGAGAATGCCTGGTTTTATTTTGTTTTATTAAGCAAAACGGGCTTTTTTCTTTCGGATATAAGTTGAAAAAGTCTTGTATACGGTTTAAAAAGTACATAGTACTTTTAAAACTTAATACTTTATGCGCGGGGATGAATGTATATATTCCGGGCATATGGTATACACTCCCGGGCATTCTTTCCCGGGAGCCGGGCGGAGTCTATCTTCCTTTTCTATAGGAGGACGCCCGGAGGACGTCAATTTCTTTTGGCGCCGTCGCACCTTGAAAACATCATAATCGCACCTGAAGACGATTTATAACGCGCAACATTTGCATTCTGCGAATGGCACGTTATAAATGGAGGGGCCACGCGCCACAAAAGGCCGGGCTACGTATAAAACAATAGGGGAGGCGGGGCGACGGTAAAGTATTTTCCGATTTGTTGTTTCACGTGAAACAATTTGGCGGAAAGTCCTTTACTGGGCGAAAACAATGACAAAAATGGAGGAAAAACAAATGTTCAAAAGGGAAACGATCGAAAAGTACGTGGCGACGATGTCAAACGTCATTGCGGAGTATAGAAAAGCGGAGGAAATAAAGCTTTCCTTTTCTTATGGAAACCGGAAAATCGGTAGCGTTTTAAACGTGTCCACGGCGCCGCTTTTCACGTGTCGCAATTGCGCGGAGTGCCGTTTCCATTGCTACGACATGAAAGCATGTTTACAGTACGGAAACGTGCTCCGGGCGCGCGGGAAAAACACGGCGCTATTGATCAAAGACAGGGATGAATTTTTTAGACAGGTGTCCGAAAAAATGTCACGGCGGCGCAAAAACTTGTACATGCGTTACTCCGTCGGAGGCGGCGCGCCCGATGCCGATTATCTCGAAAGACAGAGTAAGACGGCGGCGGAGCATCCGGAATACATCGCAGTGTGGACGTATACAAAAAACTATACGGCGGCGGCGGAGTACATCGAAAACATCGGAGGCCGTGAAAACATGCCGAAGAATTATAAAGTGATGCTGTCAGAGTGGCGCGGAGTGCCGATGTATAACCCGTACGGTTTGCCGGTGTTTGCATGCCGTATGCCGGGCGAAAACGTTCCCTCCGGATGCACGTGGGAGTGCCCGGGTAATTGCGACGTATGCAAAGAACAGCACCGGGGATGCATTGCCGGTGAAAGTACGTGGACGTGGTTACACTGACACGAGCGGACGTTTTAAGCGGAGCCGGGCAAAAGCGCCCGGTTTCGTATAAAGCGCCCGACGGGGAGCAAAATGTTTCACGTGAAACAATTCATTCATAGGAGGAGGACAAAATGCAATCTATTACAAGTAGGAACACAAGTGTTAACCGTGCGAAAGCACCCGCGCTTTTTGGCATGTTGACAAGGGGAGCCGTGGCGGGAAAGACCGTCGTGGACTACGGATGCGGAAAATGGCCGGGCATGGCGGCGGCGACGCTGTACAACCTTGGTGCGGCGCGCGTGGTATCATTTGACCCGTATAACTACACGGGCACGGAGCGCGCACTCGAGGACGTGCGCGGGGAGGCGGGCGTTGTATGCCTGTCCAACGTGCTGAATGTGATTCAGGACATGAACGCGCGGCGCGGCGTCCTGCGAGAGTGCATCGGACTATTGGCTCCGGGCGGCTCGTTATATGTCACCGTATACGAGGGAGATCGCACCGGGCGCGGACGGCTGACGGGCGCGGACATGTGGCAGGAAAACAGGAGAACGGCGGACTATGTCTGGGAGATACATGACGCTTTGCCCGGGTGCATCGTACGTCGGCATGGGAGATTGATCGAAGTGTGTCCCCCGGTAGAGCCGGTGAAGATCGCCCGAAAAAGTGTACAGGACGTCGATGGTTTTTGGACGGACTACACTTGGTACACCGACGGAGTGCGGCACTGGTTCATCTTCGGAGATGAGGAGTTATATGATGCGGGCAGTACTCCAGACTGGGAGTGCGACGGATTCGACGAGGCGTTGGAATGGTTCCAGTCATATGGAGAGGAGGAAGAAGTATAACCTGTCTGATGATGGGCGGACGGTTACCGCCCGAAACCGGGGAGACCCGGTCACAGGAAACCGAAAAGGAGGAGAAAAGTAATGTTCTTCATCGAAGATTTGACCACCGGAGGCAGTGTAAAACTGACTGCTACCAATGAGGCCGACGCGCTCGCAGAGGCATGGGACGCTTGGAATTGTCTGAGCGTCCATGATCAGCGCAAGCGTGACAGCTTTGCGCTGTGCTGTGGAGACCCGGAGAATGACTCTTATGTAGTCATCGACATCGCCAAGGCCGTGCCCGTATACGCCGCATTTGATGCGGATGCCGCTGACATCCGCACTGATCTCGAAATCGAGATGGCGGAAGGATACCGCCAGAGCATGGACGCTGATCTCGAACTGAGGCTTGATGATCTGCGGGAATGGTACAGAGAGCAGTACCCGGAGTTCTTCTGACCTGCCGCAGGAAACCACATAAGGAGGAGGAAAGCATGACATACTGGATTTTTGAAGATAATGTCGAGCGCTTAGAAAAGCACGGACGACGTCTTGCGAAAAAGGCAGGACGCCCGGTTATCGCCGCTACGGGGAAAAGTGAAATCCGCACGGAGGGCAAGCGCTCGTTGCGATTCGTTGAATTCTGGGCGGATGATAGCATCATCCGTAAGGACGGGTGGAGATACGTCGCCACCATCGAGCACAAGGTCGGAGGAAACGTCATCCGACGCTATGATGAGTCTGCTCCGCCCATCCCGGACGTATACAGGACGGCGGCACCGCACTGCGATCACTGCCACACTGACCGTGATAGGAAGGACACCTATCTCGTGTATAATGAGGAGCACGGAACGTGGGCACAGCTTGGCAGATCATGTCTGCGGGAGTATACCGGCGGACTGTCACCGGATGCTGTCGCCGCATGGGTGTCCCTCTGGGACGAGCTCATTTCCTGCGAAGCTCCGATTGGCTCTGGGTATTCGGAGTATTACAAGACGGATGAGATTCTGTGCATTGCGTCGGAGATCATCCGCCTGCACGGATATGCCCCGACGAGATGCCCGGAAGACGTAGACCCGTATGCATGGGTGAGCACGAGACAGCGCGTGTCCGACAGATGGCGCTCTGAGCGTGGACTTTTGTCGCATGCGCTGTATGGACGAGATGAGGCGTGGGAGCGCATCTATGGGGACAACGAGCGCGGGTACGACGTCGAGTCTGTTGATCTGTCCGGGCTGTATGAATGGGCAGAGGGCTTGAGCGGCTCCGAATACTCTGAAAACGTAAGAGTCTTGTGCGCTCAGCCTTATGTCGAAGGACGTGACATCGGCATCCTGTGCAGTGTGCCGCATGTGTATCAGCGGGCGCAAAAAAAGCAGAAGGAGAACAAGGGCCGATCCGGGTATATCGGCGAGGTCGGAAAGAGGATAGAGGTGTCAGTCAAAGACGGGCACTGCGTGGCATCGTGGGAGACCGTATACGGCACAACATATCTGTATAGATGGACGACAGAAGGCGGCGACGTCATCACATGGAAGACGTCGAAGGGACTGCGTGAATCGGAAATCACTAGACTCGTGGGAACGGTCAAGGCCCACACTGAATATCGTGGAACAAAACAAACCGAGTTAACAAGATGCAAGGAGGTAAAGCAATGAAGAACGCGATCAATGAAGTAATGAGTATACTGGCGCTTGTGGTGATGTGTCTGGTGCCATTCTTGGCACACAATTGTCTATAAAGGAGGGACTAAAAATGGAGGAACGCAAGAAAATGGTGCTTGCGATGGAGTACATCGCTCGGCACTGCAACGACGAGGATGTTTTTTGGGAGATATGGGCCACCTATGGACTAGACGATGGGAGAATCCCTTACGGGACACTCGAATGGCCGGAGGAGATGCATGACTTATACGTAGACGATGACACCGTGCGCGATCTCATGACATGTTTTTTGCGAACGATGGTGGGAGCGTGGAAAAGCGGCGGACTTACTTGCGACGGGATTGTGAGCGCGGACAAAAGCGATTTTAGGAGGGATTAAAAATGCTGAGAGAATTTGCGGTAGTACTGGGCGTCACGGTGGGAGCATGTACAATGGTTTCCCCTACATATTATCCGACGACGACCGTCGTAACGGAAGTAAATGCGGAAACGGTCAAAGTACGGACATTTAGTGGCATAGAATACACTATGCTCAGTGATGGAGAAGACTGGATGGAGGGGGACATCGCGTCTCTGATCATGAAGGAAAGCGGGAGACCAAACGATATCACGGATGACAGCATCGTCACAGCACGGTATAGTGGGTGGATCGATGACTGGGAGGAGTGGGGAAAATGAGAGAGAAAATAAATCAATGGTGTATGCAGGAATACGGCACTGGGGCAGATTTTGATGACATTTTTCAAGTACTAATAGCCCACACGATAGACGACGAGGGCAGAGACGTGCGGGTATATTTCGATCTGGTAGACAGCAGAATCTGGAGGGAGGTGGATGGAGAAGAAGTTGACTCTTACGAAGGTGTGACCGAAGAAGATTGGGGCTACTTTACATTCGAAGGGTTGACATCCGGATCATGGTTCTGATTAAAATGTAGTACAAGACACAGGATGAATCCTGTGTCTGATAGTGCATTTTAAGAAAAACGGCACAAATTAAAGGAGGAAAAACAAATGTTGTTGTGGAGTTGGAAGGACAAATGCGGAGAGATGAAAACAGATGAGTGCAGTGTAAACCTGTATGAGGGAAACGCCCTTATGATTCTTATTTCTGAGTGGACAGAAGAAGGATCGGAGAAGTATCAAGTATGGAGCTTCTTTGCTGATAAAGAACATGCAAAGAATTGTCTGGGGCTGAGCAAAGGGCATGAGAACATATATGCCGATTGTCCTTGGAGACAGATCACGCTGTACCGAAGCAAATCAAAGAATTGGAAGGTGTTCATAGAACTGGCAATGAAAGCGTTCCCGGATATTGAAATCCATCTATTGCCTTGATTGTGCAAAATGCACAAAGTATGATCAAAAAGTTTGTGCACAATGCACTATCATTCATTCGAGAAATCGGTTATAATCGAGAAAAGGAGGAAAACACAAATGACACTGCTGGAGTATTTCAAAGAAAATGAGGATGCCTTTATCGAGGCAATCGAACAACTGGACAGCTACAATGGGTATCTTGGAGACGATCGCTATTATGATATGGAGTATCTCAACGAGTTTTATGGCGATGTGGAGCCCTTGGATATCTTATATCGAGTATTCTACGGCTACGATGAAGATGGTTCTGGATGTTTTAATCCAAATGCAAAATATTATCATCTTAATGGCTATGGAAACCTTGTCAGTACTGATTATAAAGATTATTCGTCTCATCTGGATGAATACTTTATCGAAGAGCTCAAAGATAACTATATGAAACTATATCTTAGTGAGGAAACAAAGGAGGCAATCGAAAATGACGATTAAAGACGTGACAAGGCAGGTGTTTGATCTGTGCGGAGGTGCTCTTAATGGTAGCATTCTCACACAGCAGGAATTCAAGGCGGAATGCCAAATCGCAAAGACCGGAAAAGTGGCATGGTTTGGGATCACACTTCCTGATGGACATTGGCTTATGAGGGTAACATGGAGCAAAAAGTGGGGATGGGATTATGAAATTCCCACGACAGAAGCACAGCAGTGTGCGTTCGAAGAATTATATAAGGAGGAATACACAGGATGATGGGCGTAAAAAGTGGGTTTATGTGTCCCTATTGTGGAAAAGAAATGATGATGACAGATGGCTCAACATTCTATGAGTTTGAACTTGGAGCCGTAACCGTCCAATGTGACGATTGTCACTTGGACATCTGGGAATTCGGTCATAGACACGGGCTCAAAGCGGGAGAAGCAGGAAGCTATCATAAATTAGTAAACGCATTAAGGAGGAGATTAAAATGACGGAAAAGACAGCATTAAAGAGATTTGAGGAAAAGAACCTTGCGGTGTTCAAGGAACTGGGAGCACTGAAGCAGCAGATCAAGGAACTTGAAGCACAGCAGGACAAGCTGAAGCAGGGAATTCAGGAAGCTATGGAACACTATGGTGTAACGAGTTTCAAAAATGAATATGTTACCATCAGCTATGTACCTGAGTCTGAGTCTGAAAGCATTGACTTAAAGGCACTGCAAGCCCACGAACCTGAGCTCTATGCTGAATTACTGGAGGATTACAGGAAGGTAACGAAGCGGAAAGGATATGTGAGGTTTAGCTAATGAAGCACGAGTTTACGATAACATTTGAACTGGACAGTCAACAAGCAACCATTGATAACTGTATTGTGGAACGTGACGGATGGACGATGCGCATAATTGGTGCATTTCCGATCAACGACACAATGGGTACAATAAAAGATATTCTTGTTGATTCATTGGAAAATATGGAATGGTGAAATGCAGAGTGACACGGGGAGAAATCCCCGTGGTAATGCGCAAAGGTGGTCACAAGCCCACCAATTAAAAAGGAGGATAAAAATGTTTGATGTAATTAATTGCATGGCACTTGCGGAAGATGCTCACAAACTGGGAGAACGTATCCTAAATAGGAACCAGTTTATCATGCTGATCGGAACGATGTTCGACGAATGGTGTGCTGTCCACAATATTGATGAAGATGAGGCCAACGATATTCTGGACACACTGAAAAGACTGCACAATGAGGTGTATCGTAATGTGGGGGCGTTTCAGTTATGATGAGAGTACGGAATGAAGATATCGAACTGATGCAGGAGATCAATAAAAAACTCAAAGACCCACGTATTGAAGCGATGATATCCCGATGGTTAAAAGGCCGGGATATCAACAGAAAAGAAGCCAGAGAGGGCATGAGAAAGCGGAGGGAAAAATGAAAAAGGGAGACGCTAAAAATATTATATCGGCAATGAGGAAGGAGAAGAAGTGTTATCACTTTTCCGACGGTGAATTCATATATCTATCGAACGGATATTTTGTATTGAGAAGCACGGATCCTGATCTGTGCCAGTACATCATTGATAAAGTCAATGATAAGAAAAAAGCTCCAGAGTGGAGAGAATTTGATAAGCTCACAAAGTTTTTCGAAAACATCGACGGAGAAATGTGCACTGACATTAGACAGACAATCATGTATGATAAGCGCACTTGCCTGTGCTTACAGTGTGGTGACGATTATGCTATAATCAACCGGGATTATACTGTTCCGGGCGGTGTATATTTTGTAAGCGGAAAAAGAAAACCAGTATATGAGAAGATCGACAAGGACAATCTTCTTATGATTCTACCGATTAATCACTGAGGAGGAGATATGATTAAATACAACACTGGAACTATCGGAAAGTACACTGTAAAGGAGCTTGGAATATCATATGATTCGTACAATCGAATTATGAGAAACGAAGAAGTATCACTGAAGGTTTTACTTCGGATAGCAAACACACTTGGGATTAGTTTAAAGGAGTTAATGTGGTATGAAGAAGAGAATTGATTGCTCACCGTTAGTTGAAAAAATCAGGGATTACGGAATAAACAGATTCTACATGGATTCCGGGATCGGCGGAAGCATGGACTTCCTGTATCGTCTGGAAGAAGGCCGACCGATAACATTAAAGTCATTAAACCGATGCTGTGAGTTTTTTGGTTGTGACATCTGGGACTTAATCAAGGAGGTAGATGATGATTGAAATAAGAGGAACAAAGCGGGAACTGGAGAACCTTTTCCATACAATTAAGAAGTCCCCGGTGTGTCCTCTTGAACTGAAATGTAACAGCTTCGAGGACTGTTCCCGGTGTCTGTCAAGGAAAATCAAATGGACGGAGGTGGAGGATGATCAGTTATAGACCGTTTTTTGAGACACTAAAAAATTCAGGCATATCAATGTATGATCTGACGAAATACTATAAGGTGGCAGGAAGTACGCTGCAAAAGCTGAGAGAGAATGAGAACATGAATCTCAGCACCATAGACAGATTGTGCAGAATTTTCCACTGCAAAATATCTGATATTGTGGAGGTGATTGAAACATGACGCACGGCGATATTCTTGTACTTTCCGGGATGACGATTGCATTTATCCTTGTTGGACTATCAACAAGAAAATGGTTACTCACACTATTAACATGGTTATGGATGATGGTTGGAACAATTATAATTCTGGCCGCTGAAAGATTTAGTGTTATAGGCGCATTTATCATTGCGATAGGATTTGTGATTTATCCTGTTGGAAGGAGCTTCAGGGAATGATAGAACTATATGACTTCCAGAAGGGATCCGTTGGCGATCATAAAGCGGTGGCACTGTACTGGGACATGGGTCTCGGAAAAACATACGGTGGACTGGACAGAGCTAATCAGTTCGGTGATCCACACATTTTAATTGTGTGCCAGAAATCGAAGGTAGAGGACTGGTGCGACGCCGTGAGAGATTTTCTTGATGAGGAGCCGTTAAATCTACGGCTCCCCAAGGACTTGGAGAACTACATGAGCGGATTGTACCGGTGCGGTGTAATTAATTATGATCTTTTATGGAGAAGGAAAGAGTATCTATTAAAGCTGAAGAATTACACGATGATTCTGGATGAATCGTCACTGATTAAAAATCCGAAGGCACAGAGAACAAAAGCGGTCATGCGAATGAAATTCGATCACCTTGTTCTTCTGTCAGGAACACCGTGCTCCGGGAAGTATGAGGAACTTATCACGCAGTGCCATCTTCTGGGGTGGAAGATTGATCCTCAGACTTACATTGACTTTTATACGAACTACATAAATATTTATATTCCGGGAAAATGGAATCCAATACGAAAGTTTATAGGTTATAAAAATGTAAAACATTTAAAGAAACGTCTGACAGAATACGGCGCGGACTTCAAACTTTCGAGCGATTATTTGTCGCTCCCGGTGCAGAATTTTTACTGGTCAAAGGTCAATGCGTCACGAGATTACAAGACGTTTGAAAAGACGCTTGTTCTTGAAAAAGAAGATGGTGATGTTGTAACCGGGGATACACCGCTCGTGAAACTTCTGAGGCTGAGGCAGCTATGCAACAGCACAGCGAAGCAGGACGCTCTGGAAGATATGATAGAAGGAACCAATGACAGATTGGTGATCTTCTACAATTTCAATGAAGAGAAGGAGGCGATTGAAAAAATATGTGAGGGGAGACCCCTTTCATATATTAATGGAGAAAAGGTTGATTTGGAGAATTACAATGCCTATACTGATAGTGTAACACTGTGCCAGTATCAAGCAGGATCCTATGGGCATAACCTACAGTTGGCAAATAAGATGATATTTTACTCGCCGCCTCTGTCCTCAGAGCAGTATGAACAGGCACAGAAGAGAATACACCGCATCGGGCAGAAGCTCCCGTGCTTTTACTGGAGGATCTGCACGAAGGGAACCGTTGAAGAAAAGATATACGACACTTTGAAAATGAGAGGAGATTACACACTAAAATTATTCAAGGAGACGTACTTAACAAGATGAAAATCATAGGGTCGAAAGAAGAATTAAGACGCATGAGAATACTGCTGGTCGGATCACGTGCCTGTCCTTTCGGAGTGAGTATAGACTGTTCACCAGAGGATTGTGAAAAATGTATAGATGTAAACATTGAGTGGGAGGAGAAAGATGATTGAGGCACTTAAAATCATAATGGAACACGCCTGCGACACCTGTCCGTACTCATATATGTACGACGACTGCACGATTGATTCCTGCGAAATAAATGAGGCGTATCGGGAGCTTTTAGAAGTGTTGGAGGAGTTTTCCTATGAAGATTAAAGAGGACAATATTTTATGCCCCACCACCCTGACAGACGCTTATCTGGGAAAGTGCCCAAATAATTGCGAATGGGTAGGTGATGACGGCACCGTACATGGGAAGATCTGCGATAGAAATTGCCCACAGAAAGCGTATTGTGAATGTAATTGGATCACCGCATGGGGAGGCGGTAAACTTACCCCGGAAGGTGAGATCATCCATGCCTCATTCTCATTGAATGAGAAGGTGACGATATACATTATCGGAAAGATACTCAGAATTGTCGATATTCGGCACAAAGGGAAAACTGATATATGGGAATATGCCTCTTGTGAAGATTTTCGAACAAGATCCTTGTTCCGTAAATATCACGAGCTCGAACCTGAGAAAATAGAAGAATATCTAAATGCGGAGGGAAACAGTAATTTCTGGAAGTTGGTACAAAAGAAAGCGAAGGAAATATATGAGAAAAACCATTGAAATATTGATGCTGTTATTATGCCTATCGTTCAACGGTGTTCCGGGAGCATACCAGACGGATTTAGTCGTGAAAGATGTCTGCCGGGGAACGGTAACACTGACCGACGGCGAAAGGGAATGGCAGATAGAGCAGCACGAAGCGTGGCGAATCGGCGACCACGCAAGAGCTATCGTGCTGACACGGGGCACAGAAGATCCGACGGATGATAAGATTGCACACATTGAATATGTATGGGGAAGGAGAAGAGAATGAGTGACTTAATTAGTCGTGAGGCGGCGATTGAAGCGCTTAGAAATGCACAGCATAGGTTTACTGTTGCAGATGAAGCAGGCGGCATGGGAACAGTTAAATGGAGTGAGAATGTTATCTATTTTGATGCGGCAGTGAACGCACTTTCGTTTTTGCCATCCGCACAAACAGATAATCAGACAAATCTATGTGATAGTTGCGATTATTCGTACCCAGATTGCCCAAGTAAAAACGATGATGTGATTTTCGGAAACGGCATAGGTAATGACAACATCTGCGCTTGCAATAAATACAAGCCACCCACACGGCCAGAACCGTGTGAATACTGCAATGAGGATGCGGATGGTTATGTAAAGCCGATAGAAAAGAACAATCATGCGTTTGTTCGATTCGGTGCGAGTGGATGGGAGTTAAGCTTGAGGGCAAACGGATGGCGTGGAAGCGCAAAAATCAGATTTTGCCCAATGTGTGGAAGAAATTTATCCATACATTCAAAAGGGAAGTGGATCTGGAAAGGTTCAATAAATGAATGCTTTTGGACTTGTTCAGAGTGTGGGCAAAAGTTTTATCAGGGTTATGGGAACGAGAACTTCTGCCCGAACTGCGGAAAGAGAATGATGAAAGGGGAAGAGAATGAGAATAACTTATGATAATATTAATTACAACGCACTACAATTAATAGACGAGGTTGTCGCACTACCATTTGAATATTCTGATGAATCCAATGATGCAGATCATCAAAGGATCCTAACCATTGGAATTGTCCGTGGCATATTAGATATGGCGAAGGCAATGAAAGAAGTATTAGACGCATAGGAAGGAGAACAGGATGGATGACCTTATCAGCCGAAAAGAGGCAATTGATGCCGTAAACAAGAATAGAGATTCAGTGTTCCATGATAGCGTACATTATGAGGATGCTGTATATGGCATTAGCAAATTACCATCCGCACAGCCTGAGTGGAACAATCACACCGTTGCTTGTTTGTTGGCAGATGTGTTCGGCGATAAATGTGCTTGCAATTTCAACGGAATAGACGAATGGCTGCCGGAAAAATGTGAGGTGATTGACGCTTGTCCGGATCCGGGTGGAGTTGCTTGTTGGGAACAGTATTTGAAGTATAGAGCGGAAAGGAGAACCGATGAGCGAAAAAAAGTATCTTGTTGCTGATACGAATGGTGTCTTGGCAAGAGGGATGAACCTTGATGATGCACTTATGTTTATGAAAGCATATTGTGAAAAATATTATATGGAGTTTATTGATTTAGACCTACAACAAGAAATACCAGTAAAGGAGAACCGATGAATGATCTGATTAGCCGACAGGCGGCGATTGATGAAATCAACAATATTTGCCCGGTGGACACAGAATACGATTGCACATTGTTGGACAGGGTGGATGTCAGATGTGTCCTGTCGGATTTGCCATCCGTACAGTCAGAACGGAAGAAGGGGAAGTGGACTGTAACACCGCTTTTCATCAAGTGTTCTGAGTGCGGCGAGGCGTTTATGTTGATGCCACAGAACTACTGCCCTAACTGCGGAGCGGATATGAGAGGGTCGAACAATGAATATGAGAAAATTATTGGAGTGTGAGCGAGAAATAATAACGAAGGCGATCCTACACCGAGGGAAAAAATACACCAAGCTAAAAGAAAAGTATCAAGACGACGTGGAGTGGCTGCTGTCCCTTCTGAAGAAAGTGACAGATCGCATAAATGAGTTGGAGAAAGGAGACGGACATGATACCGATTGATAAAGAGGCAGCGATTGAAGCAATAAAAGAAATGGCTATGAGACCAAGCGTACAACGCAACGCTGACACGGTGAATGGCCTTTTGGGTGCGATGAACATCATATACGACCTTCCCACTTCCGATGAGGTGGGAGAGTGGGTACTGAAAAAGATACATGAAGACGAGTGTGGAAATGGGCAATTTCAGTATGTTTGTTCTAAATGCGGTGCATCGGCATACGAATTTTTCCAGCCTTATTGCCACAGGTGCGGAACAAGAATGGGGGTAAAGAAATGAGTGTGTGTGATGATTGTGAACGAGCAGACTACTGGGAATGTATATTTTGCTGCGCCAAATGTTACGAGGATTATGGAGAATGCCCGGATCCGGAATGCAATCCAATGGACATATAATAGGAGAAAAGGATAAATGAACCAGAAGAGTTGTCGAAAGTGCCCACACTTAGATTTCAATGAAATGGCCGATGAAATGTACTGCAAGCTAAAGGACTTCGAATTGATACGGCTAAGATGGTATAAGCACAGACCAGACTGGTGTCCACTTGTTACAGTGAGGCGGAGAGGAAAAGAAGATGAGTGAAGTGACTTTCAATGAAATAAAAGCTTTGAGAGATGAAACAGGAGCAGGTTTGTATGAGTGCAAATGTGCAATAGAGTATGTCAATACACATAAAGGCTGTACTGCTATTGGTTATCTTAAAGCGCATGCGATCGCTGTTTATATACCAAATAGAACATTTGAAGATAGAGTAAGGATTTTTTCAAATAATAAGTGACTGAGAGGAGAAGAGGATGAACGTAGTTGAACGAAAGCCGGTTCCAATCTACCAAGTGACTTGTTTTGAGTGCCAATCGAAAATTGAGTATAAGGCATCGGAGGTGTCTTGGTGTCATATCACTTGCCCTGTATGCGGCACATCATTATGGGCGATGACAATAAATCCTGTTAGAATGGAAGGAGAAGAGACTGAGAAGGTGATAGTTCAGTGTGAGAATTGTGAGCACAGTAATGAAGCACCTTTTCCCAGAAAGGATCTGTGGTGTAACGCTTACGGCGTTTATTGTAAATCTGATGGTTTCTGCGCTAATTGGGAAAGGAGAAGAAAATGAAACTTGAACCTTGTCCATTTTGTGGAGCAGACGTGACAAAGATAACCGATGTCCCTTTGGTGGATGAATCGTTCGTTATAAGTGAGGATTTCAGCTTCTGTCCAAATTGTGGGTGTGAAATAAAAGGAGAAAAGATTGAGCAGCGGTGTGAGAATTGTAAGCATAGCGATGAGGCACATCTTCCATACGAGGATTTATGGTGCAAAAATCTTGAAATCTTTTGTACATCTGATTGGTTCTGTGCTAATTGGGAAAGGAGAAGAAGATGAGAGAGAAAATTATCGAACTGCTCTATGCCGAAAATGTGCGGAGTGACTGCGGGATAGAACGACTTGCCGACGAAATATGCGCCATCGATCCGATAAAAAAAGGAAGATGGATAAAACAGAATCCGATGGTGGATACAGAAGAATGCTCTGAGTGTGGTTATAATATTCTTGATGAAGAATTTGAAACACCTTTTTGCCCTTGGTGTGGAGCAAGGATGATGAAAGGAGAAGAAGATGAGTAGACTTATAAATACAGATGTTTACAAAAAGCGAATTGACCGTTATCCACCAGAAATACGAAACATAGCCAAAAAGGAACTGCAATATACACCCAGCGTAGATGCTGTGGAAGTAGTGCGGTGCAAGGACTGCCGACATTGGCACGATGACGGCTACTGTAACAAATGGGACAATGGGCCGGGACACCCTGAAGTATGGGAGAACGACTTCTGCTCGTTCGGAGAGGGGAAAGAAGAATGAGAGAAATAATTATATTAGTAGATGATCGCACTGGGACAGAATTTGATAAGGCACCGGAAGTAGTTAGGTGTAAGGACTGTGAATACTGGAGAGAGGGACGTGGACTATTTGATTTTTTTCCGTACTGTGAACTGACGGCGACAAAGTGCGATGGTGACCACTTCTGCTCATGGGGAGAAAAATCTGTATTGCGTAATCAAAATTAGTATTGGCTAACTATGACGCAAATACGTGATTTTTTATCAAAATCCAATACGCAATACAGATTTTTATCTATTTTTAATAGAAATAGAAATAGAAATAGAAATAAAAAAATATATAATATAAGAAAAAAGTGTATTTGCGTATTGGATTTTCCGAAAAAGCACGTAACCATGCGGGTTTCGGTGCAATACAGATTTTGATTACAGAAGGAGTAAAAAATGGCAAGACCCCCGGATCAAAGCTATCGTATAGATAGAAAAGGATTTAACTGGGATAAAGAATTAGAATACACTGCTGACGTGAAGAAGCTCCACAAATGGATGAGGAAACACGGATACACCAGAAAGGCCATGGTGGAGATCGCCGGCATCGGGTTTGATAAGGCACGATTTATTTATGCCCGTGGGAACTTCAGCTTATATGAAGCCAAAAGACTTGCTGTCGGTGTAGGAATGAGTCTGTATGATTTTATTGATATATTCCTGTCGGATATATATCCGGTAACCGATGGGGATTATGACATGGAGGAGGAACAATGAGACGAGAGTGGTCAGATGAAGAACTCGAAACACTATATGATTTTTTTGATACACGGAAACCAAATGCAGAAAATGCACGAATGTGCAGGGAACTTATTCTGGAGAGACACGGTGTAGATCGATCCATTAATTCGATCCTCAGCGCATCCCGTAAAAAGAGTAAAATTACGATAAAATTTTGGGCGGGGCATTGGACATTTAAAGGTAAGTTGATTAAAAAGAAGGAGCCCACTTATCACTGGCTTTGGAAAACAGAATATAATTAAGATAAAGATAAATCATATAAAGTGACATTTGAGTGCAGATGATGTAATCTATACGTGCGACCAGATATAGCCAATACGATCAGTGAGACAGCAAGAGAGTCGATGAGGTTTTGGGAATTACCCAAGAGAAGAAAAATTCCCATGATCCGTATGTACGACTGCGGAAAGTCGAAAATTTTACCGGGTTCGACTCCCGGGTGCGGAACGAGGGCGGTAGAGCAAATTAACGGGCAGCCCAGTGTCAAGTAGCCATAAGTATAAAGAGTAGGATGCTAAAGTACACGGTGTCTGAAAATATACTGCGAAAACGACAGGCCAATATACCCGGATGTGCGGTTATCGGTTCACCTAAAACCGACCACAGTGGTATAGCTCAGCCGGTAGAGCAGTGGCCTTATAAGCCATGTGTCAATGGTTCGAATCCATTTACCACTATTCTCTCGTTGGGAATTCTTTCCAAATAAATTATAGCTGCTTTTTACCAACGAGATTGCCCCTTCGCCAAATGGTAAGGCACGGGTTTTTGGTGCCCGTATTTGTTGGTTCGAATCCAACAGGGGCGGCTTCAATAAAATACGGAGGGACGATGGTGAAAAAGACAAAAGAAGAGTTGATATGTGAGATCATTAAAGAGGCCGAAAAGATAGTAAAATATGGAGGAGGTGGTATCCGGTTTGTCCCAGAGTATGAAGAGGACGATTCCCATAAGAACCGTAAGTGAGTTTGAATCCTGTGACGACAAATGGTTCAAGGTGCAATACGGAATTACTTGGAAAACAACACACCGTTCTTGGATAGAATCGTGGCAGTATCGAATGCTAAAAAAATTTATCAACGATGGTAGACTATGGAAAGTAGAGAATTTATCGAATGGTTTGTAGAAAGCGAGATTGAAGATCAGGATGAGTATTTAGTTCAAGCAGAAAAAGTATGTTATGAAGGATATGGGAGGGAAAACGAATGTATGTTATGGTGAGACCGCACTTGATTGGAAGCGCACCGGTAGACATAGTGAATGTCAAAGACGTTCCTGTCCACCAATACGACATCATTAAGTATTATTTACCGAACAAGTGTGTAAGAACCGGCACGGTGATACATGAATATCAAAAGACACCGGACGCATGTACGCTGATGTCTGTATATCGGGAAGAGTATGTCAATAGCAAGACCGATTAAATGTAGGATCATCCTGCCGGGATTCCAGATAACCGGGGAGTTGAGTATATCGAACCTATCAGAATTTGATAAGTATTTAAAACGATACCACAAGTGCTATTCTGGAAACGAAGAAGTAGACGAGTTAATATTTGAAAACATGAGGTTAATAAATCGTGGGGAAAGAGAAAACATTTGAAAACAGAATCAAAGATTTTCTTAAAAAAGAGGGTTGCTATTTCTTCAAGTTTTGGGGTACAATGTACACACGCGCCGGTGTTCCAGACCTGATTGCCTGCGTGAACGGATGGTTTGTTGGAATCGAAGTTAAATCGGATGTTGGTAAACCAAGTGAGATCCAGCTCCAGAATATCAAAGAGATACATGATAATAGTGGATATGCCGTTGTGGTCAGGCCAGATGATTTCGATAAACTAAAAGAAATGATACGGGCAATCAAAGATGGAAACCATAGTAAAGCTACTAAATTAGAAGGAGGTATGCAAAAATGAAAGCAAAGGACTTAATGGTGGATGGCGAAATGCCCTTGGAAGATCTGATTATCTTCCTCAGAGGAATCATTTACGCCGAAGAGTTTTATCATTTTACTGACACGGTAAAATTTGAAACCATGGAAGCAAAGGAGGAGAAAGAATAATGGGAATCCCTGTGTTTGTTACTGGAAGATCTGGCACTGGAAAAACGTATTCTACAAAACGTATTCCAAAAGACAAGGCATGTTTTATATCGGTGCAAAAGCCCCGTCTCCCTTATCGTGGAGATTTTGAAGAGCATTATAAAACCGATAGGACTTTTACGATCATACAAATTTTAAAGAGCACTGATAAGAAGATCGTAATCATCGATGATGCGCAATATCTTATGGCAAATGAGTATCTGCGCAGAGCGGATGAGAAATCATATGACAAGTTCACCGACATCGGTGTATCTTTTAGAGAGTTAATTGATACCGTTGATGAACTACCCGAAGACGTAGTGGTATATTTCATGTGGCATACTGATACAAAAGACGGGATCACGCAGATGAAGACAGTCGGAAGAATGGTTGATCAGTATATCACACCAGAGGGTCTGTCCGACATCGTACTTGAAACTGCTGTTGTAGATGGGAAATACTATTTTATGACGCAGAACAACGGTCATAACGGTGTAAAGAGTCCGGAAGGAATGTTCCCGGAGTTTTCCATTGATAACGACCTTCAATATGTGGATGATAGTATTCGTAACTACTATTACTTCACGGGTGCAAAAACAGATGAAGAGATAAAGGAAGAGGCCGTTGAGCACATTGGTGAGGTGGAACCGCCCAGACGTAGAGAAAGGAAGCGTAGAGCGACCGAGAGTGAAGAGACGGCTGAACCTGTTGGTGAAGTGGAATCACCGAAACCCAGAGAGAGAAAGCGTAGGGAAACTGAAAGTGAAAGCAGTGAGGAAACTGCTGAAAAGGCATACCAAAAAGCGCAAGAGTCAAATGAACGGCTCGGCATTGATATGGAACAGGAAAAGAAACGTGCAAGAAAGAGGAGGAATGAAGAATGATCGACCTGAGTAAGTATGATAAGAAAGTAAACCGCAAAGAACTTGAAGAGCAGATGAAGAAAGCTTCCGAAAATAGCTTTGATCCGATTCCTGCCGGTGACTATGAAGTTAAATTGGAAAAGCTTGAACTCAAGGAGAATTCGAAGAACAATCTTATGATCTCCGCTCAGTACCGCATTCTCAACGGCCCGGAGAAGAACAAGTGCCTGTTCCAGAATATCACGATCTCTGGCACGAAGAACGATGGCTTTATGCTTCATCAGGCCAAAGAGCTCATCAATAATCTTGGATTTGACATTGAGTTCGAATCCTATGTGCAGTTCGGCGAAGAGGTAGAGGAAATTGCAGATAGTGCTATCGGCGAATTATATGACATTAGACTGTCCTATAACGGAGAGTATCAGAGATTCAATTTCATCTAATCTAAATTATTTTAAGACCGTGCATCCGAGGAAGGGAATCCCTTCCTCTCACGGCCTTAATAGCAAATATCCTGTATATTTAGATGACTATTTGGTGGAGGTACCGGATGACCCTTGTTTTTTATGACTTTGAAGTTTTCCCCCGGTTTTGGTGTGTTACATGCGCCGTCATTGGGGATGACGTGTATAAATTCAGTTCGGACTACGATGAAAAACACTTGAATAAAGATGATCTGTGTGCTTTTTACGAGTCTCATTCGAAAGACATCTGGATCGGATACAACAATAAAGCGTATGATCAATGGATAATGAAGTCGATTTTAGCCGGGTTTAATCCGTGGCAGATGAACACATGGCTCATTGATATGGATAGAAACGGCTGGGATTTCAGTGCGACGCTGAATAGCTACCGCATGATAAACTATGACTGTTTACACGGCTACCGGTCGCTTAAAGAACTCGAAGGATTCATGGGTGAGAGGATCAAGGAGACACCGATTGATTTTAGAAAAGAGGACGTTCTTACACCGGAAGAAATCGAGCTCGTGTTTCAGTACAATGAACACGATGTTGAGCAGACAATGAATGTATTTTTCGAGGATACCAGCCGGTTTAATGCTATGGTTGCGCTTGTATCAGAATATCGACTTCCACCGGAGTATGTAGGAAAAACTGAAGCCGGTATTGTAGAATCCATTCTCGGATGCAAAAAGCATAAGTATGATGATGAGTGGGATATTTCCCTTGTCGATACTCTTAGGATAAAAAAGTATGCACACATCATGTCGTGGTACAAAGATCCGATGAATTATAAGCTTGGACAGAAGTTAAATGTCCACGTCGCAGGTGTTCCCCATACTTTCGGCCGTGGGGGGATACACGGTGCGGTTGAAAAATATCATGGGGTCGGTCTCATCGTCCACGTAGACGTTCAGTCAATGTATCCATCGATTATGATTCGATACAACATGCTGTCCCGTTCAGTATCTAAACCGGAATTGTTTAAAGAAATTTACAACAAGAGGCTGCGTTTAAAAGCTGAAGGGAAAAAGAAAGAACAGGCTCCTTATAAGATTATTTTGAACAGTATGTTCGGAATATCTGGAGCTTCATTTTCAGAAGCGTATGATCCCAGACGTAATCACGAGGTCTGTATCAATGGCCAGTTATTGACATTGGATTTGATTGAACACCTTGAGCCGCACTGCCGTTTAATTCAGTCAAATACCGATGGTCTGATCATTGAAATACCGGACACGGATTCGGCATGGGATAAAATAGATGACATCTGCTATGAGTGGGAGCAGAGAACAGGGTTGAAGCTGTCTTTTGATGTCATAAAAGAGATATATCAAAAAGACGTAAACAACTATCTTTTCATTCAAGATGATGGAAAGATTGTCACTACGGGTGAGTATTTAAAGGATAGAACATCACTTGACAACGACCTTCCTATCGTGTCAAAAGCTATGCGGGAATACATGGTGAGCAAAACACCGGTTGAAGATACGATCCTTAATTCGAACAGCCTTATTGATTTCCAGAAGATCATAAAGCGTTCAGGAAAATATATGTATGTGTGGCACAACGGGCAGATCATGCAGGACAAAACATTCCGGGTGTTTGCTTCGAAGGATGAATCGGACTCATTCATCGGGAAGCAGAAGAGCCCGGGAGCTACAATCGAAAAGTTTGGGAACACACCAGATCATTGTTTTATAAATAATGATAATATTACTGGTTCTGGGATCCCGGACAAACTGGACAAGAAATATTATATCGATCTTGCAATTTCGAGATTAAATGATTTTGGAGTTGAAAATGTATAACTTATACAAGGGGTATATTCCCACAAAAAATAAATCGGCAACAAAACGATTTAAAAATGTTGAGCTCGACAGCCTTGAGGATGTTCAAAATCTCAATGAGTATGCCGGGGTTCTGAACGATGATACTATATTGATCGATGTTGATGATATGGAGCAGTCAGACATCCTTCTTAATATCGTGAAATCGGAAGGATTAAAGTGTAAAGTTTACGCCACAAGCCGTGGTAAACATTTTCTTTTTTTGAACACGGTAGTGAGCAGATGTATGACAGACGGATCCCTCGCATGTGGCGTTGCGCGGGTCGATATTAAAGTTGGTGTCCAGTATGAAGTGCTGAAATTTAATGGTGTGTTACGGGAAGTTCTCTATGACACTGAAGAATATGAGTGTTTACCTAACTGGTTAATTCCAGTTAAATCGACAAAAATATTCTCACGTATGGCAAATGGTGACGGTAGAAATACCGCCATATTTAAGCATGTGAGTCTCTTGATGCAGAGCGGGATCAGTAAATCTGATATTATAACTGCTGTAAAGATGCTCAATAAATACGTGTTTACAGATAAACTCCCGGACGATGAGATTGCGAAGCTTCTCCGGGATGAGAGGTTTGCGAAGCCGAGCTTTTTCAAGGGAGAAAAATTCTTACATGCCGAATTCTCAAAGTGGCTGAAAGATACTTATAATATGTGCAAGATCAACAATGATCTTTATACTTATAACGGATACTGTTACACCAACGATATTCGAGAAGTGAAGCGTCAGATGATTCAGGAGATCCCCACGCTCAAGGACGCACAGCGCACCGAGGTGTATAAGTATTTGGATCTCATTGTAGACGATCATGCCGAGAGTGAGGCACGGTATATCTGTTTCGACAATGGAGTCTATGATCTATTGACGGATGCTCTGCTTCCATTCTCACCGTCATATATTGTGACAAACAAAATAAATGCTGATTATGTTCCCAATGCCGAGAATCCAATCGTTGAAAAGGCAATGATCGATTTCGCAAATGGAAACGAACAAATAAAGATGCTGCTTGAGGAAATGATCGGATACTGTCTGTATCGCAGAAACGAACTCCGCAAAGCGTTCATCTTAGTTGGTGATAAACAAAACGGAAAATCCACCTTCTTACAAATGCTGAATGCGTTTGTGGGAATTGATAACACTGTCGCCCTTGACCTTGCTGAACTGGGAGACCGTTTCAAGACAGCACAATTATCCGGGAAGCTCGTCTGCGCAGGTGATGATATTGAAGATAACTTCATAAGCAATCTGGCGATATTCAAAAAACTTGTCACGGGAAACCCGGTGAACGCTGAGAGAAAAGGGCAGGATCCTTTTGATTTCAGTAACTATGCCAAACTCATTTTCAGTGCAAACAGCGTTCCGAGAATGAATGATAAAACTGGAGCAGTAATGAGCAGACTGATCCTTGTACCCTTTAGCGCACATTTTGAACCGGGAGAAGAGGGATTTGATCTTGAGATTATCGACAAACTTACAACATCATCGGCAAAGTCATATATCGCACGTATAGGGATTGAAGGATTAAAGAGGGTGTTAAAGTTTAGAAAATTCACAACAGGAAAAGAGATCGAGAAAACACTTGATGATTATATCACAAATAATAACAGCGTTCTTCTGTATTTACGGGAAGAAAAACCGAAGCTGGAGCACGAGCCGGTTGGAGATAAGTTTGCGCAGTATCAGCTTTTCTGTTACTCGAATAACATTAAGCCGGTGAGTAAGATAAACTTTAGTAAAATAATAAAATCACACCTTGGATTCGAATCCATCCCCAAAAATATCAGGGGAAAAGGTGTAAGATGCTTCGAAAAAAGCCCCTCGCCGTAAAGACGAGGGGTGAATTATAGGGGACGGAAAACACACACACTATTATTGTATCATATATATACAAAATGTCAATAAAAATGACCGGGGAGAATCGGACAACCCCGGCCATCTTCCTATGGAGGCACACAAATGCTATAATTATATTAGCACATTTAATCAGCGATTGCAAGATATTTTTTATTCACCCAGCCATTTACTTTCTTCAGGTGTACCCAGTTTCCTTTTACCTTGTCCACAGTATCGACATAAGAAGTCCCAAGGACTTTCTTTACCGCATACGTAGCACCGGCTCCCCTTCGGCAGTTCAGCCTGACGGTGGGATGAACCTTCTCGCCAAAGAAGCCATCCTCAAGTTCTTTGATCTTGGCACGGGTGATCTTGCCAACAATGCCGTCAACCTTCAAACCTTGGGTTTTCTGAAGTTTCTTTACGGCAGCTCTTGTTCTGGCCTTAAACTTTCCGTCAATCAGCAGAGGAAGATCATACTGGTCGGTGTATCCCAGATCATTTAACTGCTTCTGAAGCTTCTTCACATCCTCCCCGGTGCAGCCGTACTTGAGATCCCGAATCGCTTCCTCATAGGGCGGTTCATAAATAGCATAGATCTGCTTCTGAGGATACTGAGACTCCTTGATATAGTCAGATTGATTTCCACCAAGACTTGAGAAATATCCGGATCCTGTATAAGTAAAATCTTTGTAAGCAGACGTCACGTGCTTTGCGGAATCATACGTCATGGGCGGATCGCTCTTTAAAATAAGAATGATAGTTCCACGCTTTACGGTATAATTTTTCGGAATCTTATTTTTCATGTAAAGCTTTCCGACTCCGTTTTTATCTGCCTTTTCAAATTCTTTTAATAAATAATAACAGTTATCTTGTTTCTGTCCGATTTTGGCGAGTAATCCGAGCTGGTTAAGAATATAGGACATCGAGATCGCGCACCACGAAACCTTCGCAAATTCACCATCATAGTACCACTCGATCATGGTTCTAACGATGCCGTTGTATTCTTTTACTCCTATGTATTTTTCAAACAAATCGGTTACGGTTTTCATTTTTCTTCCTTTCCCACAATGTCGTGATCCTCAAAATATTCATCTGATTTAATTTTCAGAATACTGTTACAAAATGCCGTAAGAGCAGTTGCGGTAAGACCTACCTGCTCCGCATACGGCAGATCCCATATCATTGCACATGCAATGTATAGTGCCGCAAGGGCATCGATTATAATTCTCGTAACAAAAACGATCTTGTCATAAGTTAAATTGTGCATAATTAATCCTCCTTTTTTGGTAGCCAGTTTGGAATAACTATGTCGTTTTCCATAAGCCATTCCGTAAAAATGTTGGTTAAAACCCAGTTTCCGTGCAGATCCTCAAAATAGTGCTGCCCGAGTCTTAAAATATCAGTTTTCTCATTCGGAAAATCCCGAATCATAACCATCAACTGAGTCCTCAAATCGTCTTTTTTAATCAGCGCAACTTCTTTTTTCAGATCATTCAAAGACTCTTTGATTCCATTCAGTTCCGCTGACGTTTCATTTTCAATCGCTTTTTTCTGTGATATAAGATCAAAAATTTTAGTGATCAAAATACCAAGTACACCGCACACGGCTGGAATTATTATATCCATAGTGCGCCCTCCTATTGTTGTAATAATTTCCTCAATTCTTCAGCCACAATTTGTGATATATCAATATCACCAGAACCGAGGATGTTTTGCCCATTGATCGTTTTGATATTCTGTCCGGAGACAAGGAGATCTTGCTTCCTATCAATCAGATCCCTTGCCTCTTTATCTTTAATATCGTATTTTATACCTTTTTTTGTAAAACTAACACAATATTTTTTCATATCATTCGCCGTCTTTGGTTATTTTAACTAAATATTTGGGCCATCGTATATTAATTCAAAAACTTGTACACCATAGTCTGTAAACACGAGCTCGAATCCACCTCCAATCATTGCCGTTGTTTGATAAGGTGAATTCATATCATAGTCCTGAAGAGTATTGTCCCACGGATAAACGGTGGCATCAATCAATTCCCCCCTCATATAAGTGTAAGTAATATCTTCCAATACGTTAACCGGCACGGGATCGTTGTTGGAATCGAGCAAAGTATAGGCCTTTTTCACAGGACGAATAAAAAGTACAAGAGAACAATATTTTTCAATGAATTGACTCAGTTCATTGGGATATATCTGATGCCCAACTACGTCAACATCTCCAATATATTCATAATGGGCACCTGACCATTGATACGGAAGATAATAAGTGTGCTCCAATGCGTTTTTTCCACCAAGTGTTACCGGCGTAACGATCCTAGGAGCAGTTGAAGGAGCGATATAATTGTCTTCTTTTCTCCAGTTGATCACCGTGTCCCTAAACACAAACTCAATGTATTCGCCGTACTGGTCACTCCAAACTCTCCCGGTAGATTTATACAAATATGTTAGATAGAATAAATATACTGTCTCTCCGTTTTCGATTCTGGCTTTATATTCATCGAAATCCTCTTCAATTCCTCCCATGCAGTCTACATATATGAGATTGAAGGATCCACTGCTGCCGCCACTACCGCATGAGCAGTCCATTTCATGCCATTCGTTATCATGGTAATAGTAAAATTTTCCAGTATCAAGTTCGAGATAAATACTGTTTTCTGCCACATCACTCGGCTTTGGCTCCGTGGATACACCGGAATACTGCGGATCCGGGGCATTCTGCTCCAGCGCCGTTATTCTTTCATCTATCGGTTCGAGTGCTTCATTTAAAAGCTCCAATGCCTTATAGTAGCAATCGCAATCTGAATCAGGTAAATATACTTCTTTTGGCATAAATTATCCCTCGTTTTAATTATA